AATCATACTAAATTATATCTTAAAACTGGTGATAAATGGCACGAAGAAAAAGCACAAATACTTTCTGCATTGTAATAACACACGACCCGTATACGAACAATGATAGAAAATCCTGATGAGATTGTGCTGGAAGATGTGAAGATGTTTCACCTTGAGAGTATGAACCAAAAAACACTACGACTGTTGAACTGATGAACTTCACATCTAATATCAAGTATGGTGATGATTACGATTGACGAATACGTTTCATAATTTTCTGTGCTTGACTTTGATCTAATATAATATAACCTTTCTCTTCTAAGAATTTCTTATATTCAAGTATCAGTTTCTTTTCTTTGGTTTTATCTGCATCTGTAACTGGTTTGCTGTTTCTTCTCCATTCCAAGTTACTAACAGTATTATTACTTCTATCCCCATCAATATGTGCAACGAATCGGTAACTGTTTGAATTGATGATATATGTCTCTGCTATCAGTTTGTGAACGTAGAGTGTTTTTGTTCCTTCTCCCTTGACATAAATGGAAAGACGATAGTATCCATTCTTATCCCGCGTAGGAGTCATAAATCGATTTCTTTTTCTCGAAAAGACTTTACCATCTTCGGTAATGTCATAATCAATATGATGAGGATGTGTTTTCATCGAGATTCACGTTATCTGTTCAACTAGATTCGCACAATACAATGTAACTAGATTTGCATGATTACAATGCATTACAACTAGATTCACATCATAGAATGCATTACAACTAGATTCACATCATAGAATGCATTGTAATCATAACTAGATTCATAGAATGCATTATAACGAGATATTTAGTTCATAGAATGTATTGTAACTAGATTCATGTCATACAATGCATTCTATAATCATCGAGAAAATAGAATGTAGTGAACTAGAAAGCATGTATCTTATAGTCATAGAAACCTTCTAGTTCTTGTTAGCTAAGCGAGCGTATCATAAGACTGCGCGATTGTCAACTCCCGCCCCGTTCACAAATCCTCATAATTCCTCCGAGAATTATAAATATCTTTTATGCCCGCAAGTTCGAGATCTGACCCTAGACTCTTGACACTTCAACGGATATCGGGTATTATGTACAAGAATCACACAGGAAATCCAATGTCTGTCTACACTCTCGCACAAAAGACTCGATATCGTGTAACTCTGGATATCGAGGCATTAAATGATTTTGATCCTAATAACATTGATTGGAACAAATTGTTTGATCTTCAAGGTGATGAATCGTGTGAGGTTTATGTAGAGAATCTCAGCGCAGATACCTGGTAATTCTCGATAGTTATAATCATCTAGTATAACATCTCGATGATTATAATTCTCGAAGAATGTGCGGTTTCGTGACTGGCCCGTGGATGGTACGTGGTGGACATGCCGTGTGACAGTCCTCAGAGACCCTAGAAGCGGCACATAGAGTGTTTAAAGTGTATTGGGCGTGTGCCAATTCTTACACCCCGTGCAGACTGGCACAGAGGGGTCTGGCCAATCCTAAAACTGGTACAAGACCCCTTGATTATTTCGTGATTCGGTGCAACGATACAAAAGACCTATCAATCCATCTGAAACTCACCATGAACACAATTCACACACAAACTGTAAATCTGATTGTTAATGAGTCCATTAATCTTTGGCAAGATAAAAATCAATTAACTTTGGTAATTACGGAGATTGAATCAGACACACTCGAAATAATTGGAATAGAGCCATTAGAGTTACTTTCTGCGTTAAAATACTATTTCAAAAATTTAAACTTAGAAGAGGTAACAAATGTTGAATTATACACTCAACACTTAAGAGATATTCAACTTGTTTTGAATGATAAGTTAAACTCACTTGAATGATCTTTCTTTCTCTCTTCTCATAGTATGAACGACATTATTTCACTTGCTCAAGAAGATAATCTTTCCATTTTGAAAGATTTAATCTCACAAATTCCTACAATCAAATACTTTTCTGTTTATACTATGTGTTTGGGAAGTATTCCTTCTATCTTTGTTGATGTATCATTAGATGAGAAAGATACTTGGATAAATGGTATTTTTCAAAACTCAAGGTTTGCACAATTTGCAATTCATGAGGATATGAAGATTACTAAAATTTCAGGTAAGGGCAAATCAAGAAAGACTGCTATCAAATCTTTTAATTCTATTTCAAATCAACTTATTAAGTGGAGTCATTCTTTGTAAGTATTGAGACTAATGATGAGACAGCATAGCCATAAGAAATGCTGATAACTAGACCCCCCCTGCCCCCGGAACCCGAACTGTATGCCACCTGAGGCAGTGGCACAAGGGGGGTTGCAAGACCCTCCAATTCATGCAATGATATTCAGGTAATCGAAATTCATCCCATCATTCATTTCTGAACAACAAATGACTTTCATCTCTCTCACTTCTAACGAACTTCTAGACATCATTGATGCTTTGGAGATTAAAGAGAACCAAGCGTATGATAGTGGCGACGCTCATTTTGCCACCTATTATCTACATTTGGTGAGTCAATTTCAACGAGTGAATGATCGTTTGAGTGAGCGTCCTGGTAAACATCGAGTCGCTGAACTAGTGTTAACCGCTTGAAAAAAATGACTGACCTTCGTTATTCTACTGGTGAGGAACTTGAGGACTTCCTCACTAACAATTTTGGAGATGATTGATGACTCAAACACAAATCAACACAGTATGAAAAACATTCACCTTGAACACCCCGAAGATTCTATTCTAAATGGTGATCTTTCGGTTCTCGATTGGTTTACTGAATCTGGTTATCTTTCGACCAAGATTGATGGTGCTCCTGCGATTGTGTGGGGAATTGATCCTGCTTGTGGTGAGTTCTTTGTAGGAACCAAGGCAGTCTTCAACAAGAAAAAGATTCGAATTGCTCACAATCATGAAGAGATTGATGCTTTCTATCAAGGTGAAGTTGCGCGTATTCTTCACACTTGCTTTGATTATCTTCCTCGCACAGTTACTGTCTATCAAGGTGACTTTATTGGTTTTGGTGGTGACACTGAGTATACTCCCAATACGATCACTTACAAGTTTCCTGAGATAGTTACTCAACAGATCATCATTGCACCGCATACGTGTTACTATGCTGAGAAAGATCTGCGTGATGCTGTTGCAATGCCTGATCGTGCCATCTGGAATGATACTGAGACGGTGAAGTTCGTTCAACCGAATGCATACATTCTGCACGGTCAAACGTCGTTCGCTGATGTCAAAGAAGTCTGCAACTTTGCCCGTCAGATGGCAACTGCCTGTGAGTTCGTGAGTGACAAACAAGCGGCAAAGATCAAACAACAGATCAATGCCTGTATTCGTGCGGGTGAAGAAGTCAACCCCGACGACTTCAATTGTGATGCTAACCTCCTGCGTCTGTGGGCATTAGTGAAGAGCATCAAAGAAGATTGTCTCTTCATCTGCCGCAATCAGGGTCCTGCTGCGTATCTCTACGGCAACAAAATTGATGCCGAAGGTTATGTGCTCTCTAATGAGTTTGGTATGTTCAAGTTGGTCAATCGTGAGGTTTTTTCGAATGCTAACTTCAACAGCGGACGCTTTCAGTGTGCCAGTTGACGCACTGTCCACCAAATCCCCCATTGGGGTCCATCTTGTGCAATACTAAAAGAGTCAAAGAAACACACACAAACAAATGCGAGTTGATGTCAAGTGCTATGCTGCCCCTTGGGAGAACACTACCACCTCAAACTGAAACTCAAATGAACACCCAACATCGTTTGAACATTCAACATCGTTTTGATTGTATCGTTGAATCACTGCAAGATGTACTTGTAAAGTGCCAATCAGTGAACTATCGTGATGATGCAAAGTGTGATGATAGTGCTCCATTTGCAATCGGTTGGACATCATCCACAATCAAGAATGTATTGATTGATCTTAACAACCTCAAGGAAGATGTAGCAGATCATTTAGCAGATTTGGACTGGATTGAGTCCCACATGCCCGACTGTAACTAAGTTTTCCACAATTCAACTCAATATGAACGACATTGAACTTTGGTCTGAGATTCAAGATGCCCCTGGCGAAATCTTTGATCTTGATATTCCCGAACTCAAGGAAGATGAGTTCAATCTGAATGAGTATCTGAACGGTGATTATGATTACTAATTTCTTCACCTTCGCATCTGTCCTTCTTCATTATTACTTTCGTCATCATGTTTGAAGTCATTTTAACATCTGTAATCGTTGGAAAGACACAAGTTGGACCTGAACTTGTGCGTTATGATCTTCTCACGAAAGGCAACCAAATTGTTGTAGTTCTGGAAGACACCGTACATCGTATTTTTGAGGTTCAGTGATGGCAACTGTTTCATTCTACAACGGCGAATCGTTCTCCAAGTTTGATGCTTACTATGAAGATTGTGAGCACGATGACTACATGACTGCGGATGATTATGGTGCC